TTGCTTCATCGTCAGTTCCTCCAGGGTTGAGTCAGCGTCTATCCAAGCCCCGCCGGGTGACGGGGCTCAAGAGGCGCTAGAAGCCGTATTCAGACGCCTCTCGAAACCACGTTTGCGCGTCACGCAATGCGGCGGCTCGAGTCGGGAAAGTATCGCCGGACTGAACCCCGTCACGTGGTGACTCCCAGAACCAGTCGCCGTCGTCGGACCGCACCACGTCAAATCGTGTTTTTATGGTCATGTCAGTTCCTCCGTTTCGATGTTCAACATATATATAAGTCATGCGGCGCGTTCAAGCGAAATCATGCGGCGCGGCGATCACGAATTGTTACAATGAAGTTGACGCTAGGATGGCATTTGACAAGCCAGCCGTGTCACGCTAAAGTCACGCCATGGACCGTCGCGCGTTTTTGCTCAGCCTGTCATGTTCCGCAATCGCGCTTGCGGTTGGCGCAATACCCCGCGCCGCTTCGGCCTCGCTGCCATGGACCATCAAGGGACTGAGGATCGATGTCACCGGCGATAGCGTCGATGTTCGTTTAACCGAAAATTTCAACGGCTGGGGTGTCACGCGTCGGCAAGGTCACGGCAACGTCTGGGTCACGCGGGATGGTGAAACCTGGGAGATACTTTTTTTAGGCCATGCCGACAAACTGGTTTGAACTGGCAGTTGTTTTTTGCTTCGCCGCCGCCTCCGTGGCGCTGCTGGTAGGGCTCGGCTTCACGAGCTGATGCCTCGCGCCGGTCGAAAACGCATCCGCCCTGTCCGCCTCCACGATTATGACGGACGGTTCAGCATCGCGCCGGTTCAAGTCGAGGACCCCGACAACCCCGGCGCGCGCCTAATGGTCATGGCCAACACGGCGGGTAGGCTCTACAGCGCTCGCACATGGCTGAACGAACTACAGCACGCCACGGCGCTACGATTTCAAGGCGTGGTGGAACGCAGTGGTGAGGCCGGGGCCCCGGCAATCGACTTGAGCCGCCCGGTGGTGGATGTGTCGCGCCAGGACTACAGCGTTGGCGACGCCCGGCTAGAGGCCGTGGCCGCGTTGGCGCGCATCCGGCAAGCCCTGGGGCTGGAACGCTACACCGCCCTGCGCTGGCTTTGCGCGCCGGACGACGCCCTACAGGGCCGGGGCCGTTCGCAATGCCGGCAACGCGCCGCCGTCAGGGCCGCACTCGACGCGCTGGCCAAGTTCCTATATTACCGCAGCGCCACTTGACAACGCGGCGCGACCGGCGCAAATAATGCACATTCCAAGCGCCGGTGAGCGGTGCCGTGCCCGGGAGCGCGGCGGATATTTGATACTACTCACCCATGTGCCCCGGAAGGCGCTTGGACCACAAGGGCATGATCCCGCCCCTCAATAGAGTTAATACATGTCCAATCCCGTGACGATCTCCGACGCCGCAGGATATAGGATTTAAGCCCATGCCCGCAGGCCGCCCAACCCTCTACCGCGCCGAATATTGCGAGCGCGTCATCGCCTGGGGCACACGCGGCAAATCGCGCGAATGGATGTGCGCGGAACTGGATATTGTGCCGAATACACTAGCGAATTGGGAAGCAGAGCACCCCGAATTTTTGATAGCGACAACGCGCGCATTGACAAAATCCCAGCAATATTGGGAAGATTTAGGCCACGACAATCTTGTGACACAAGGCTATCAGGCGACGATGTGGGGCAAGAACATGACTTGCCGGTTTCCTGCCCAATGGCGCGAGAAATCCGAGAGCGCTGTCACGCATAACGTTGGCCAGGGCTTTGCCGAATTGATCGGCCTGCTGGATGGCAAGACTCGCTCGATTGATGAATGACGCTGGCGTAAACAGCGCAACCTTAACGCGCGTTGACGTTGCGATTTATGCCAAGCCGCCACGGGCGGAGACTTTGGGATATTGACGCGAACATGTTTTGCGTAACAATCCAGCGCCTAGAAGTTGAAATCACATGAAACGGCCCGTTCAGCGCCACGCGCGGTTTGATGAACTGCTGGCCCGGATGTCGGACCGGCGCTGGCGTCTCGACAACCTCTACACGATCACGGACAAGCACGGGCAGGAGAGACGGTTCGGCCTCAATGCACCTCAGGCCCGGCTGCTCACCGGGATGCACTATCTCAATATCGTGCTCAAGGCCCGGCAGTTGGGCTTCTCGACGTTGATCGACATGCTGGCGCTGGATTGCGCGATCTTCAATTCCAACTTCGCCGCCGGCATCGTGGCCGACACGCTCGACAACGCCAAGGGGCTGCTGGAGCGGGTGAAGTTCAGCTACGAGCGGATGCCCAAGGCGATACGGGCGCAGATCGGGATCAAGACGGACAACACCGAAGAGCTTGAGTTCAGCAACGGCAGCGCGATTCGGGTCGGCACGTCGTTGCGGTCCGGCACCTACAATTTGCTGCACATTTCCGAATACGGCAAGATTTGCGCGAAGTTCCCGGACAAGGCGAGGGAAATCAAGAGCGGCGCGCTCAACACGGTCGCGCCCAAGCAGCTCGTGTTCATCGAGAGCACGGCGGAAGGCAAGTCAGGCGACTTCTTCGACAAGTGCGCGGAGGCGGAGCGCCAGGCCATATCGGGCAAGCCGCTTGGCGCCATGGACTACAAGTTCCACTTTTTCCCCTGGTTCGACGATACGGCTTATCGTCTTGCCGCCGATGCGCCCTACAGCGAGGAGATGCGGACCTACTTCTCGGACCTGAAGGCCCAAGGCATCGCGCTCACGCCGGAGCAGCGCGCCTGGTACGCCGCGAAGGCGAAAGAGCAGGGTGACGACATGTACAAGGAGTTCCCTTCGACGCCCGCCGAGGCCTTCAAGGCGGTGCGGGATGGCGCTTACTTCGCGCGCGACATGCTCAATCTCCGGGAGCGCAAGAAGATCGGGGCATTCGAGCCCGTGGCGGGAACGCCGGTCAACACGTTCTGGGACCTGGGGCTTGGCGACTACATGAGCATCTGGCTGCATCAACAGGTTGCGGGCCGTCACCGCTTCGTCGGATTCATTGAAGGCAGCGGCGAAGGGCTGGCGCATTACTTCGACATCATGGACAAGTGGCGGGTGCGGCGCGGCGCGAAGTGGGGACGGCACTACGGTCCGCACGACATCGATAACCGCCAAGACGACAGCGCGGGCCGGGTGACGACGCGGCTTGCCATTGCGAAGGGGTTGGGCTTCGACTTCATCAAGGTCGAGCGCACGGCGGACAAGCGCAACAGCATTCAGGCGGCGCGCACCAAGTTGCCGGAATGCGAGTTTGATGAACAGGGTTGCGCCAAGGGTATCGAGCACTTGGAAAACTATTCGCGCGATTGGGATGACCGGCTTGGCGTCTGGCGTTCGCAGCCTCGCCATGACGAGCACTCGCACGGCGCGGACGCCTTCATGACGTTCGCGGACGGCTATGCGCCGGAGCGCGTGTCGAGTTACGACTGGAAAAAGTATCAGGTTGGAGCGGCGGTATGATGGAGGACGACGTTTTCGCCGCCGCCGTGGCCGAACTGGCCCGCGCCGCCGAACAGTACCGGGATTCGCTAAGCGCGGACCGCCAGAAGGCGCAGGACTACTACGCCGGTGTGATGACGGACCTGCCTCATCGCAAGGGCTGGTCACAGGCGGTTTCGAAGGACGTTCACGCCACGATATGCAAGACGCTGCCCAGCGTGATGCGGACCTTCTTCGGCGGCGAGATTTTGGCGGAGTACCAACCGGCGGAGCAAGACGACACGGACCGGGCGCAGCAAATCACCGAGTACATCAACATGGTGGTGGTGCCGGAGGCCCACGCCGAGGTCGCGGTGCAGGATGCCATTGAGGATGCGCTGAAGCAGCGCAACGGCATCCTCAAGGCGTGGTTCGACAAGCGCCGCCGGGTGGCGGTATCGGATCACACCGGGCTCGACGAAGCGAAGCTCGCGGAACTGGTTCAGGGCGACGACGTAGAGGTGTTGAACGCGGAGCAGAAGCCGGACGACCTGGGGCCGACGTATGACGTGCGGATCAAGCGGGTGACGGACAAGGGGCGGATCGCGGTCGCGGCGGTGCCGCCCGAGGAATTTCTGATCCACCCGGACGCATTGTGCATCGAGGACTCCTTGCTTGTCGGCCAATGGCGGCGCGTTCCGCGTTCCGATTTGGTCGCCATGGGGTATGAACGCGAGCAAGTCTATGCGCTTGCCGCTAACGCGACTTCAGCGAGCGTGGATGGCGAGAAGATCGGGCGCAGGCCGGACCACGACATGAGCGGTTCGAACCGGGGCGGGGACCGGGCCAATGAGCTAGTGGACTATTACGAGCTGTACGTGCGGCTCGATCATGACGATGACGGGATTGCGGAGCTCAGGCGGTGCTGCTTCGCGGGCGGCTTCGCGGTCGCGAACATGCTGGAGAACGAATACGCGGACGAGGACGACATCCCGTATTACGACGTGGTTTCGA